AAAGGCGCATCCTTCGGGAATCCTCCCGCCTCACTGCTAACGGATACATCATCGAAGGTTCGGCCACGCGTCCATGTCCGATAACCAATACGTGCGTGACGTGCTGGTTCCGTAAATGGTGTGGTCAGTGTGTGGATCTGTTTGTTTATAACTAAGCTCATGCTAATGTAATCCTTCCACCGTCACGCTGCGCCTCGTTTATCTCTTCGAGAAGGTTCATAACCCCTTCACGATTGAACGAATCACCCTGTAAATTTATTATGGTGTTGGTTCCGCCACCACCCGTGCCTTGTTGTTGCTGTTGTCCGCCTGTCCCAGGTAGAGCACCAACAGGACCGCCCTGTGAGGCTTGTGAGGAACTACCACCACCACGGCTAAATGATTGACTGCGTATCTGTTGAACGTTACTAAAACCAGCGGCACCAATAGCACCCGCTGCAATAGGCCCAAGGGGCCATCCGAGTTCAAGTGCTTTTGTCATACCACGATATGTAGATATAATACTTTCGGCAATAGCTGCTGTTTTACCAATCTCAAACATGGTTTTACTGTGACTACCCATCATCCCTGTCATTCGACTAAGAGTGTCGTTTAGAACTTCTTCCCGTTTACGCGCTTTTTCTCTTTGAAGCCTCTCTAGTTTATCATCCAACCGTTCTTGTATCCGAGCAAGTTCCTTGGCGTGTTCCCTTTCCCTTTCCCTTTCTTTTTGACGCTCTTCTTCCTTCTCGTCCTCGTTATCCTGACGACGGTCCCTATCCTTGTCATCGGCTTCGTAGTGAGCAGTGAGTTCGGACTCGCGTCCCTCGACTACTATTTCAGCCGATTCATGAGCCGCCCGTCTTGCCTCGTCAACCCAACCACGAAGAGCCTCTGACGGAAGAGGTTCATTCATTATTTCTTCGGTGCGTTCACGGTTACGCTCAAGGTCACCCTCTAAGTCATCAATACTCTCTCGCATCGTCTCAACAAACTTAGGTGGTCCTACAATATCTATCTCACCTATCCCTGGTATACGGGCTGCTGTGTTATTAAACATCTTGACCAGTTCATTCAGTGCGCGAACCGGGAAGCTCATAAGGGCTTCAGCCATAACAACAGCGCCACGTTGGATCGCTACTCTTGATTGATCCCCTGCAATACTTACTAACTCAAACCCACGTCGGATTAAATGTACCGCATCTAGTACCGCACCAAGTCCGTTTACGGAACGATCCACAAAACTGGCTACCACAGACTGTGTGTCTACTGTTTCTTGTCTCCACTCCATAAACGCTTCTGCTACACGTTCGATTAAGGGAGCGAACTCTACAGCAAGGGATTGTGCCACACCTTCCATTACCGTACCAATACGGCTCATTGCGTCTTCGGCGTTTTCTACTTTCTGAGCATCTATCTCGTTTATAGACAAACCAAGTCTTTCAATCTCATCGGCTGAATCTGATGGCATCCCCACCATCTTGAATCAGGTTGGTTATCTCACCTTGTCTGATACCAAGTCTACGGAGGGCATCTGCTACTTGGTCAGCAGACCAGTCGGCGTCGTTCATTCTGTCTGCAAGAGTGGCAAACCGCTCGTGAGCGTTCATTCGAGCAAAGTTTTCCACCTCAATACCTAGTTCTTGAAACACTTCGTGTGCTTGACCGGATTCACTGCGTGCTTCACCAACACTACGACTCAATCTTTCCATAGCATCGTTCATGGTGCTGACTTCTACACCAGAATCCGAAGCAGCCATTTGTAAACCACGAACACTATCAATGGTAGAATCAAGACGACGGGCAAGTTTGGCTTGTTCACTGACAGCCTTAATACCCGTGTTAACAAGGTGGGTTGTGATTGCGGCACCGGCAGCCGCCGCAGCGATAGCAAATTTACCTAGTCGCCCCGCCACTTGATCGGCTTGACGACTAAGCCTCTGTAGGGTTGTCTCGGCGTTACGGCCACCCCGGCGTAAACCAGAGGTGTCCGCACCAATTCTTACCAATAGAGAACCTACAGATCTAGTCATTACTTATCCCGTTCGTCAGTAGTTCGTAAAGTTCCTCACAGTCGCTTTCACTTAACCTACCAGCGTAATCAACCTCGGGGTCATACTGGCGTTTTGTGTCGTACAGAAGATAAAACTCCTGTAAGGTCATGTTCCAAAACTCACTCGGTTGGATACCGAAGTGACCGACTGCAATCTTATAATGCTCGTCAAAGTTTATGTCTTTGACTTCTTTGCCGGTTTCTTTTGCTGCGAACTTTGCTCTTTTTTTTGGGGAACAAAAGCAGTAAGGATTACATGGGCTAGATCAAAGATGTAATCTGCATCTTCTGTACTAACAAGTTCAACATACACATCTTCGGCACTAACGTTGGCACCAGCATGACGCAACATGATGGCAATAATCTCAGCCATGTGGCTCACAGGAGGGTCACCGTTGATAATACGGGCACTAATCCCCGAGATTGAATATTTCTGCTCAATCTTCTGAATCAATTTATAAGTTGGTGTTACATTGTATTGAACAGGGTTACCATCGTCATCAACACCCCATGTGATTATGACTTCTTCATAAATAGCAGTCATAATATTCTCCTATTAGTTAGCGGGCGTGTAAGTCCACTCACCAGTAGATTGAATCTCGGCAGAAAAAGTAATTGCTTCGTTATACTCGGCACCTTTTTCGACACTGTTCAACCGGAAATCACCACTAATAGTCGCACCACTTGCAAACGTAATCGTATAAGTCTCAATCAGTGTACTACCGTTTGCAGCCGCAGCAATTAGCGTGTCGTCTTGGGTGACACCCTCTACGGATAGGTCAATAGACCGGGTACCACTGTCTTCCATAAGTTGACGAAAGCCGTCTGAGTCATCCGTGGTAACATCAATGGGTTCGTTGTTGATGGTGATGGATTTGGTACGCACACCGGCAATAACATCACTGTTCCTACTAATTGTTAGGTTACGTCCTACATTTGCAGCCATTTTTATAACTCCTGTGTTGTTATCCTAAATCGAGATATACCGTGACGGGTAATACCGTCGTTATCTAAAAGTGTATCTGAAAAATCCCAAATACAGTCTACCGTGTGAAACCCGTCAACATCTAAATTGTGTCGGTTCAACGCTTCGTACAGGGATCGTTGGATTTCTTTTACTTCCGACCTACCCCTGTACCGACTAAATGTGTGTATTGTTATCGTTGCTTCTAATCCTACAGTTGTATCGGTATCAAAAGGTATTGCTGTGTCGTCACCAATTACAACCATCGGATACTGTGCGTTTGAATCGGCTGCCTCCGGTACGTGGTCATAGATACCCGGCGCTGATTGTTGCTGTCCGTTTGGTCCAACCCTGCGGGCTAGTAATGAGTCAAGCGGATGGTTCGATAACCGTTCAAAGATGGCTTCTTGTATCGACCTCATGTTGCCACCCCTTCGGTTGCACTCATTTGAATGAACTCCATACGTTCATCAGGACTCCAGGGTGCTTCTAATCGGTACACTTTGTTTCTGTACTTAATCCTGTTTTCGGCACTAATATTGGTATCAAAGCGAGCGTATATTGTGTGAGATACCTGATTGTCCCTACGCATGTTTTCAAGTCGCTGTGTGCCACTTAAAGGACGTATCCAACACCATATTAGACGGTCATCAACCCAAGTAGTTTCCCAACCACCAACACTATCCTGCACCTGTTCCAACTTCTGGAGCATGGCACGGTGACGAAGTCTTCCAGTTGTAATATGAGGTGCTGTAGTTGTCATTTTACTTTTGGTCCCGTTTTACCACGCTTTAACATTTCACGTTCGTATTCATTCCACCAGCGTTGTTGGTAAACACGAGGCATTTTACCCCGCCACTCTTCAACAGAAGGTGTAATATATGGAGTTGCTGGCATAGAACCGGTACGCCTACCTGTGCTGCTTTGCACGCGGGGACCAGTACCATATTCGACCAAATGCCAGTGATGCCCCATACCAGACCTTCCACCACTTGTGTCTGCGTACACTTGTGCAGCAGCCTCGTCCTTACCGGCCCTTGTTTGACGTGATTTGAGTGACCTACGTAGGTTACCTGTGCCTGCTGAAGTAACCATATCCAAGCGACTACGTGCTGTGTCCCTTACATCTCTAGCGATGCTGGTCACTGTCCGGCGTGCGATCCTACGTCCTTCTGCTGGGGATATATTGGTGAGGGTACGTGTTAGTTCCTTAACACCCTCTATTCTTACGGTACTCATCACCTAATCCTTAGATTAGTGAGAGCATTTTCCATATGTTTTAACTGTGACTGACTTGTACCAAGGACGCTAGTTTCCCTGTCACGATAAAGATCACCAACACGCATCATGATCCACTGGCGAACTAACCTTGGGATATCATCCGCTGTTTCGTAACCAGCCTGATATGTTACACGGAACGAGTCTGTACCACCTTTACTGTTCCAACATGTGTTCACCCAAATAAGACCGGGTTCGGCCAATAGGTCACTCTTGTAATCAGTAACAGTTTGGAAGTCATCGTTACTATCACGGTACTCTACGGACTCAATCTCAATAATTGGTGGTCCGGGTAGGTACACTTGATTCGGTGCAACATCGTCGAGCGTGAGTCTCATTGTGCGCGGCAACAGGGAGCGACCTAACCACCCCCGTGGCGCATCAATTTCTTCTGTAGCAGCCTCTATAAGACTGCCTATATAAATGTCCTCATCATCGTGGTCAACACGAAGGTGTAGTTTCACATCCTCAAGTTCTACCGCTAGACCGTGGGCACGTTCTACAATCGCTAGTCGTCCGCGCTGCACGGCGTTATTGGTGCGGTAAATATGTGGATAATAAAACATAGTTTTGGACACCTATAACTAGAAATAAGGGGTAGGGTGCGAACACCCTACCGTAGGTACTTATTATTCTACGTCACCAAGTAGAACAAACGGGCTCTGAGTTTCACCGTTTTCCTTGGTCACAGGACCAACCATCCAGGCTTTACCGTCAACGTTCCAGCTTACCTTAATGACGGTCTTGTTCTGACGGAAGTGAACGTGCTCGGAAGCAGCCACAAACGGACCAGAACCGTCCTTAATCAGGTAGTATGAAAGGTCAACAAACGCAACATCACCAGCATCACCAAGGCTACGACCACGGTCGGAAATGACCACCGGGTAACCAAGAAGGGTGGGTGGAATACCCATGGCAATGTTCCCATCACCCCAAATAAACTGACCGTTTGGGTTCTGGATCTGACGAAGCTGCTTGACCACACGGCGAGTAACAACCGCAACAGGCTCCGCACCGGTCAGCATGTTGGCTTCCATTTCGATGATGTCTTCATAGGACACCTCGTTGGCAACCTCGCGATTGACCGTAATAGCCGCGTCAGCGTTGATGTAACCTTCAGGCTGACCAATACCAGTACCAGCAATAAACGCAGTATCTTCGGCCTGAGTAATGGCACCACGAAGAAGGTCACCAAGAATGGCACCAGCAGCCTGCCAGTTACGAAGCAACTTGTCAGTCACGACAATGTGACCGGCAACTTCGTAAGGGGAAAGGCTAACCTCGTGTAGGTTGGCAGTCGTCTCAGGCTTCGTATCACCCTCACCGATCCAGTCAACTTCTACGCCACCATAAAGGTTGTTGTCACCGCTGGTGTCAAGAGCAGGCATGGTAACGGTCTGGTCAGCAGGAGTACCAGCAGGAATAACGTTGGCACGGGGGCGAACAAGCGCTGGTGCTGGATCAACACGTAGGAGTTCATCAACGAACCGGGGCGGGACAGCAAATCCACCAGTGCTACCGGTGTCAAAACGCTGCTCACCACGTAGTTCGGGATCGTTGAACTCAAGACGCTGGTCACTCGGACGGAACCGAACGGCGTGCATGAACTCACCAAAGTCCTCAAACTCACGGCTTGCTTCTGGACCCTGTGGGTAACCAGAACTAGTTAGCTGTTGGGCTCCAGCACGGGTGGGTTCCCGCTCCTGAAGACGTGCATTGATTTGATCGGACTTCTCAGCACGTTCAACCTGCTTGTCAACCTGCTGAAACTTGGCTTCCAGGTCATCAAACTGTTGTGCTTGATCGTCCGTTAGACCGGTTTCATCGGTGGCAGACATAATGTCTTCCATCTGCGCTGCGATGTCCCGGCGCTTTTCACGAAGGCTTTCTAGACTCATCATTTATCTCCTTTCAAAGTGGTTATTGCCGGAAACCGGCTTTGGTTCTCGCCAAACGGGACGACATTGCCCGCTTCGTATAGCGATCTTCTTGAAATCGACTAAGTGTCTCAACAAACGTTGCCACTCGGTCAACCATACCTGCTTTAAGTGCGTTCTGGGCACCTAACATACGTCCTTGGCCGAAGTTATCTACAACATCCTGTGGTGATGTGTTACGGCCTCGTGCTACTGCGTCAACAAAGTCACCGTACGCATCGTAGACGCGTGCTTGAATATGATCCTTTGCATCTTCACTCAACGGTTCAAAGGGGTTACCCTCGGCTTTGTATTTACCCGCTGAGATAATCGTTTCAGTAACACCTTTTTCTTCTAGTTGTTTGCTGACTTCCTCATGCACGGCAAGTACGCCAATGGAACCAACATCACCACCAGGGGTGACTACGATCTCACTAGCCTGCGATGCAACCCAATACGCAGCGCTTGCTGCTACGGAGTCAACTTGTGCTACAACATGTTTTACCTGTGACGCTTGTGCAACCACGTCACCTAACTCCCTGGTTCCATATACAGAACCACCGGGAGAATCAATATGTAGTACGATTGTTTTGATTTTGTCATCTTTGGTCGCGGCACGGACAGCGTTGGCTACTTTTTCCGAGCTAGTTCCACCACTCATTTCAGCGATCATACCAGCGCGTTGGAACATGACACCGTGTAGGGGGATTACTGCGACACCCTTACCGGGCACTACATCATTTTCCTTCTTGTCGCCAATACGTGCCTCAATCTCCTCGCGGGAGTAAGCACCACCAGAAGCCTTGAATGCAATAAACTCAGCAATGGCTCGTCCTTTGCCTTCATCAATGGCCCAAGGTTGTCCAGCAACTGTTTGTACAATTCGATTATATTTCACAATAGTCCCCTTTTATTCAGAAATGCCTTTGTCTTCTTCCCACTCTTCCTGAGTCACGTTGTTATAATCCTCAAGACCACGCACTTCATTCCTCATCATCCACCCTGTATCGGGGTCTAGTGCCATTGTGTGGATTTCAGCGCGGGTTTTTGCATCAGCCGCAAGTAGGGAGTCAAGATTATGTTTGATGTAATAACCGTCCCGGCGCTCCTGTTCGGTAAGCATTTTACGATTAAGTTCTTGTTCCCAACGGACCAACCAAGGTCTGAGTGTGTAACGCACAAAACCAAGGGATTGTTCGGCGAGACCACTACCCCACGCGGTGTCTTTAGCGTGTGAACCTAGCATGAACAACGGAATCCGGTACATCCTGGCAATCTCTTCCACCTGAAAAGATCTCGTGCTTAGGAACTGTGCGTCCTCGGGTGCAATAGTAGTGGTCTGAAACTCCATACCTTCTTGAAGGACCATCAACCGATGAGCGTTATTTAAACCACCTTGGCGCTCTACCGATTCTACTATATTCCTCTGTGCCTCTTCGCTCAGTTTTGACGGGTGTTTAAGGTAGCCACCCGACTTCATGTCGTTGGCGAAAAACTTGCTACCAAATTCCTCTAGGGCCAACCCAAGACCGATGGCATTACGCGCTAGATGAATCGGGGAGTAACCTACTAGTCCGTCAAATCCCATTCCGGGGATGTGTAACACTCTATCGGGGTTCAGATACACAGGTTGTCCATCTACGTTAGTGCGATACACGATAGACCGTGTGTTACCATCTTTTTCAATAACCGTGCGGTCGGGTAGAATTGGGAAGAGGTCAGTAGGTTGACCACCTCGGGTATATATAATTTCCGAGTAAGTATTACCCCAAAGCAACGCGTGAGACTGTGCTGTGTTTCTGAACGTGAACGAAGTCATGTATTGGTTTGGTTCACGATTTAGTGTGTGTACAAGCCGATGATCCGGTTGAGGGACGTGTTCGTCACCTTCCCTACGGATAACATCAATGGGTAACTGTGCAATAGCATCTGAGATAATAGAAACAGCGGCGTACACAACGGCTAACTGAAGTGCTTGGTGTTCATTCACTTGTGGTCCAGCGTGAGTGGGTTGACCACCGATAGCGCGATATACACCCGACGTGATTGAATCGGTACTTGTCCATCCAAATAAAGACGATGTAATACTCATTGGTTATCGACCTTCTTTGCTTTGGCGCGACCTAACAGCACACCGCCCGTGAGTGAAAATAACCCACCCACAATGTAAGCAGCCGGTGGATATACAAGATAAACACCAGCTACTACACTAGCGACTCCGATAACTACTAGCACGTCTTCCGTGTTTAACCACTTGAACACATAGAACCCCGTTAGATTTGATGATTATTGTAGGTTTAGACTGCTTTTGTAACGGATAGTTTCATATAAACAAGATGCCTTGGGTTTCATAGATAGAAGGTTTACTTTCCTTGTTATTTGGAGAAGACTGTTTTGCTGAACCGATTGCCATTGTTAACGCAACCATACCGTCAATCCTACCTATACGTTTGGATTTTTCTAGCTTTCTGTTACCAGATGAATCTTGTGCCACAACAGCATTGGCCGCACACATAGTAAGGACTGGATTGTCACCATGAACTATTTTTTTATTCAACAACAAGTCTTCTAGTGCGTCTAGTGCTGGTGACATACTTGCATAACCTTGACCAAATTCAACAAGTGGTATTTCCACCCCTTGCCTTTCTAGGGATTTCTTGAACAGTCCTATGTTCCATCTATCAAAAGCCAACGCTTGTAAATCACAATCACCTAGTATTGATGGTAGTTGAGTTACGATCCAATCATAATCAACCGTTACACCGGGCGTTAGTGTTATCCAACCTTCCTTTGCCCACACGTCATATGGAACCCGGTCATGTTTGCTCCGGTCAGTAACACCCTTCTGAGGTGCCCAAAAGTGGGACTCTGCCTGCCATATACCACCCTCATCTTCCCAAACCAGTACAAGCGCTGTAAGGTCTTTTGTGCTCGATAAATCAAGACCCGCCCACACCTTGTTCTTCACGACTGGTTTCACATGTCCACCACAAGACTTCCACACATCTTTTGACACAAATGGATCAACAGTGTTAACTCGTTGGTTAAGGTTTAAATTCCTGAACGTGCTCTCAAAAGACGGCATACGTTGTGCCTTACCGGCCAATTCTTTCATGTCATTCATGTGTCGGAAAGTACCAAGGGCCGGGTTAGCTGCTGCCCACGCATCGCGATCCATTACATCTGCGTCTTTGTCTGCCGCGTATACATGACACACGGTGTGTGGGTCTTTGTTTTGAAGTGCATCGTCAATCCAGATACTCAACAAATCACCATCTGTTGGTGCCTGTGTACTTATTGTAATTAGTAGTGGGCTCTCATAGGCACCCTGTGATGTAGTTATAGCATCAATAAAATCACTCTGAGGACCAGACACCTGTCCTAGTTCGTCCAGAATTGCCAACACCGGACTAAGACCGTGTGCTGTTTTACCATCGGCAGCAAGTGCTTTGAACTCAGTGTTCCTTGCTAGACCAATGAGTCTCTTGCCACTGGGTACAATACGGATTACTTCTTCCAACTCTGGTGATTGGTTAATCATTTTAACAGCCAAACCGAACACCAACGATGCTTGTTCTCTTGACATTGCACCGCTTACAATCTGACTATTCTTTATTGCTTCCGGGCCAGCGAGGTGGACAATTAGCAAGGCTGCAATAAGACCAGTCTTGCCGTTTTTTCTCGCCATTGATAGGATAGCATTACGTGTTCCGTGTCGGTTGTCATAGACTTCCCGTATGAACTTCTCCTGGAACTCATCAAGCACTAACGGTTGACCAAGCAAGGGGCCTTCTGGTACTTTGATATACTCGTGAATGAAAGTTATTACTTTTTCAGCGCGGGTGTTCATCATTCTGGTTTGGCAAGCAGACTGTTGTCGGCCACCCTCTTCATCTCACGCTGTTTCTGGCTACGTTGTACTTGGTTTTCTGCACGACCTTGTGTTGCTACTGCGTGAACATGTAGCATTCTTGATAGAGAGATAATACCACGAAACAACTTTTCCACCATATCACACTTGGGGTTTTTAATCGGATCTCCTTTGGAGTTTTCGATCACCTCACCCTCGGTATCAATGTCCCTTGATAGCCGAACGTGGTCTGCTTTCATGCGGGCAAGCATTGCTGCGTTTTCCAAATCAGTCTCGTTCCAACTATCATAAGCCTTGGCTTTGATGATTGAATCCCAATAAGGTTTGTCACACTCACGCAGGTAAATGTGGTCAAGTGGTTCCGGTGCTTCGGCATGATACATCTGAAGTTCTGTAGTAGATGAATCTGAACGGATTCTACGATCACTCATTATTATCTCTCCTCATTCTAAGTCGCCGAAGTGTTTCCTGTATCTCTTGCTCCGGGCGACGATCTGCCATTGCGGCAGTGGATGTGTTTTCACCGTGTTCAACCACCAATGCAACAATCCAACGTTCTATTAGACTGCTACAATGGTGGTATAGTTCCGTGACCTCACTCACTTTTATTTACACCGACGTACATTTGTCGGGTTCCACTGGTTTGTTGCTCTCCCCGTCCCTCATCTTCATGAGGACTAAACGGACCCAGTAGTTACGAACACTACTATATTTACACATCACATAAACCTCCTTTAGCCTCCCGAGTACCGTTACAGCCGTACTCACCGTGAAGGACAGACCTCATCTGTGCTACTCGGCGTGCTGCCTCCATCTTATCCTTATACCTGCCAAGATACAGGTTGCGACCGTACAGTTTGATCTGTGCAATCCAATTCGATCCCCGGCGGGTAACTCCCTTTATACCAGATGTGTTATCACTCCTTAATACTGAGTTCCACTGATTCTGTGACCGCGAGACAACACGAAGGTTCTCAATACGGTTGTCCTGCTTATCACCGTTAATGTGGTCTATCTCCTCTCCTACGACACCAAAATGCCACTTATATACAAGCCGGTGGGCAAGATAACACTTACCATCAATAGTAATACCAATGTAACCACTGTTAAGTACAGTACCGGCTTTACTTCCAGCAGCTACACACCCACGACTCTTGCGCCAATACAAAGCACCACCATCATAATCAAACATCTCTCGGATTTTATTTTTCATTTTAAGTTTCCTCTTCGCCTACGGTCAAAATTGACCGCCTCTGTGTAACCACGAGGCTTGCGCCTGTATCCGTTTAGACAACAACCCAGTTCCCTTTGTTCCCGCTTCGCCTGCAAGAATATAAAATTCTCGCCACTTTTTTATCTTTTTTTATTTTTTTTTAAACACAGGCGTACAGCCAGACAGCTGTACTGGCGTCCAGCCTCGTGGTATAAAGTTGCCAGCCGTGTATTGGTGAAACCGAATGTATACCGCTTTTTTAATGGAAAGTGTAAAGTATCCTGACACTCACTGTAAAGAATCTTGACAGTTTTACTGTTCATCTATAATAATGAATTCGTATCCGTCTGCGGTGGTAGCATCTATTAGAACAAGTCCTTTATCCTTTAGTGCTTTTTCAATAGCTTCTAGTAGTTCTGTAATTTCCTCAGTATCCATTATCCATCCTCCGTCGTAGTTTTCTCCGGGCGCGGTATATACGTGATCGTATACTACCTATTGGTATGTTGTACTTCTTGCTTAGATCTTCATAATCGGCCTCATCGTTGTAGAGATAGTCTCTAAGGATGTCGTAGTAGTCGTCCTGTATTGTTTCTTCTGCCAGCGAGATTAGTTCCCGGTCGCTGGTGATACTCTCTGGTGTTTGTGAGGTACAGTCCTCCACGTCTGTGTTGAAATCGACATTAGTTCGCAACTGTGTCAGATATCTGTTCTTGGCAATAGCGTAGAGCCACGTCTTTATATCACTGTCACCACGGAAGGTGTGTAGTTTGGTGTAGACGCGGGTCCATACACACTGAGAACAATCCTCAGCGTCGTCCTTGTCCTTTGTGAGCCTGTAACAGACATTGAACACGTAATCTTTGTGTTCGTTGTAGATATCATTAAAGTCCATGTAGCTTCCTCAGTATCTCATGTAACATTTGTTTAACTTCACGTAGTAGTTCTGTATCCATATCACTGTTCCTCGCGGCTTGTGTTTATATAGACACCATCTGTGTTTAAAAAGTTCAATTGTTTTTTGTTTTTTTTTTACGCACGGACACAAGTCCGGACGACAGTACGGTGGTCGCTTGTGGCTCGCGCCTGTGCATGGACACGAGTCTAACGACTGTGCGGACACAAGACCGGGCGCCCCTGTCGTTTACGACCCCCCTACGGTGGTCACTTGTGCAGCCACGAGGCTGTACGCCTGTGCTGACCGGGTACCCACTACATGTAGTGGTTTGGTTAAGGCCGAGACACTACGAAATGGCTAATTTGGCTCTTTTTTCCCTTTGTAATCATGGGTTTATAACAACATAAGGTAAGGGGGCCTTTACTTGCCTTCTGTACTACGTATCTGTTGGCACCATAAGACTACTATATATATATTATTGTGTTTATAATCATAGTGTTATACAATAAAGTGTGACGGGGACAAACTAACCATCTCCACCACCACCTATCCTTGGCACCATATCCAATATATATATATACTATATTACTTACCTAGTTATTATTGTAGTACTATGTTGTTAAGTTACATATTATGTTAGTTTGTATTGAACTTTATTTGCAGACTAGGGTCTACTATAGTACAGTGGAGATACAAGAGGAGTGATTGATTGTGTACATACCTAACCTGAAACAGTGGTTGAGTGACAACCTGGAGGGTTACAGCCGGGAGTCCTCCCCAACACAAATGTTAATCATAAAGATGTTATTCCTTCCTAGACGTGATTGGGATAACAGAGACTTATTCTGGATACCCTGGCAGAAAGTACGGGATTGGGGACATAGTGGTAAGACCTTCCAGTACGTTAACGATAAATATGGTTTCTATGAAGTTGTAGAACACTATCAACGGCCAAAGGAAGGGGAAGAAGCAATGTGTACTCGTTACCGTGCAAGTGAACTAACAAGTGATTTATGGGAAAGAATGAATCAATACCGAGAACCCATCCGGTTAATACCGGCAATACGTGGTTATCCGATCCCGAAATGTAATGATACAACCAACATTGGTGGTCTTACTATCCGTAGTGTTGTGAAGTTGGATACGGAGTCCCTAGAGGATTTCATCAACACCTACACCCACGAAAACAAGAGGTATCAAAATACCCGTGTTGACGCGGCACACCAAATCTACCGCATGGCGAACAACCTAACCTATCCGGGCAGTATCCCACTGTACTACAGTCAACCAAGGGAAAATGGACGTGTATATGGGTATGGTCTCAAACTACAGAACGCCCCCCGTGAGGTTCGTACGGCTGTATTGAATGGATATATTGATGTGGATATGAAAAACCTTCACTACACAATTCTAAATCACTGGGGGAATTACCCTAGTATCAATTATTATGTGGAGAACACACAAGCGGTCCGCCGAGATATCGCGAACTGGTTGAAGGTTAGTCCAGATCAAGTAAAGATTGCACTCTTATCCATCATCTACGGTGCCACAAAGGGTGGTAGTGTTAAACGACACGCAATCCCTAAAACGTTTGAGAGTAGTGTTAAGGCAGAACAATTTTGGCAAATTCCACTCGTTAACCGACTAAAAGAGGAAAGTAAGCGCGCTGGAATCAGTAAACTAGGGAGTGACTACAATAGAAAAACACTAAGTGAGGAATTACAAAGAATAGAACACCAATTACTAACATGTGTGTGTAAAGATAAAACCATTATCGTACCAATGCACGACGGTGCCGTACTGCACACAGAGATTGACACAAACGAGGCTGAAAAGAGGATCAAAGACAAGTTTGGGTACGACGTGGTTATCAAACAAGAACGGATTAACTACGACACTTTTTTCTACAACAAGAGAAACTAAGGTTCTGTGCCTGAGTCTAATTAGTATAACAACAGCAGGGTAATCCCCCTCCTCCTCTCTCTCTCTGTGTGTACCTTGTTGTTGTGCGTCGGGGGGCAATCCCCCGGCGTTTTTTTTTATTGACAACACAGGTCTGGTTATGGTAGCGTCGAAGTTCACACTCAAGTGGAGAGATGAGATGGAACAGGTAATCGACCTTGTTGATCGTTATATTGATGAACAACCACAGATGGGTCTTGGTAAGTATCTTTGTGTCAGACTCAGCGTGTGTAACCCACACATAGCCAGAATGAACGACATAGAGGTAATGCAGTACCTAAACGAAGGGAACACACTGTAAAATGACTACTCGCGACTGAGGGCTACTGACATGAGTGCAATTATCCTGGCAAGTGCCGTTACGTACTGGTTACTAGCACTACTTGTGGCTAATATCGTTGGTGCTGGCATCACTGGATTTGGGTTTCGACTAGTGGTAAAGACAGTGACATTCTGTATCTTGATGACACCGGTTGTAGTTCTGACACCAATTGCGTTTATACTATAATAATAACAATAATCACTCACAGGCGTACCGCCTTGTGACTTCATATTACCCGTGTCTACAGCGCGGGTATTTTTTTCGGAGGTAAGTACATGGACATGACAGTAAGTGAGAATCGAATCCAGGCGATCCGCGTAGGTGTTACACCAAAAAAAGTGGAACACGCTTACCAGAATAACTACGTAGCGGAATACGCCCGCCGACACTCAATGTACCCAAAGGAGATAAGGGTGTTAGCACAGGAGTGGGGTATCAATGACAATCAAGCTAGACATTCATGATCTGGTCAAACTCCGCGAGGCCGGTGTTCTTGTCTACTGTGACGGTGAGCCAGTGTACAGTGCTGTAGAGGTTGATCTTCTTGCGCCAAGCGTGACCTACTACACCCGAGGGCGTGATGGAAAGGTATTCATCGCTAACCCTACTGGTGTCCGTGCGACCCACACAACCGAGAGGTTCGGTCCGGTGGAGAATGGTGTTACATGAAACGCGAACCATCATCCAAGCGCGGGTACAATGCCCGCTGGAGAAAACTAAGAGACATAGTGTTGAACACAGAACCGATGTGTAGATACTGTAACGAGATAGGACACACAACACCAGCACAACATGTAGACCACATCATACCTGTAAGGGAAAGACCAGACCTACTGTATGTCATAGATAACCTACAACCACTGTGTGAACACTGCCACAACAGCACCAAAGCACGAGAAGAAGCTATAGGACACAGAATAGGATGTGACACACAAGGACACCCACACCACTGGCAATGAGTAAATAACAACATAGTACTACAATAATAACTAGGTAAGTAATATAGTATATATATATATTGGATATGGTGCCAAGGATAGGTGGNGGNGGAGATGGT